AATCGTTCTTCTAATTTGTGCAAATGTGAACATGAAAAGCAAGTGAACTGTGATTTTTCCTTTGAATTTATTAGAACCAACATGGCTCAAATGAATTCAGTGTTGAACAATATCACTGTTCGCATTCCCGAATGCGTTGTTAATTCCAGTATTACTCAGAAGTTGTATATGATGTATCATTACAGCGACTTTTTGGATTTGGAAAAGCAAATGCGCCGGGATATGTCTTTCATTTTTGCAACCATCATGTTTATTCTGTGTTGTCATGGATCATTTACCTTCTTTTACTTTTGTTCTTTTTTGATTATTTGTGTTGGATTGTACGTGAGTGCTCTGGCTGCGTGGCGTGATGATATGTGTTCTCGATTGGCCAATAACCGTACTATTACTACAGATCTCTTTGCTTCATTACGAAGAAGCAAGGCTGTACAGTTCTTTTCCGTATGTATGGTTGGGCGTTTGTTGTACTCATGCGTCATGTTTCTCAAGTCCACACACAAAACTCAGAGCGCCTTAGCCCCCAGTTCCGTTGCTGAAATTTTGCAGCGTGATTCTGAAGTGAATCCGTGGGCTACCGTTGAGGCTTCCGAACTCCATGTTTCGGATAAGAATCGCAACATGACTCATGATCAGGTTATGGCACGTGTGCAGAAGAATTTGTTTCACATTACCTTGGTTGAAAACAACTTTTCACAATCATGTGACATATTGGCGTTGGGTGGAACTTTGTATTTACTACCATTACATATCTTCAAGAATCGTAAAGATATGAAGGCCATGATCACAAAAGGAGATCCTACAAAGTTGAATTCTCAATTTAAAGGATATGTGAGCATTGCTGCGATGAAACCTATCAAAGGGAAGGACTTGTGCATTGTCAATATACCCTCCGGAGGCCCCATGGCTGACATCAAGCATTTGTTTCCTGATGAAGTCACTGTTTCTGGTAGTGCGCATTTATTGTATCGTAAGGCAGACGGCACTTTGAACAACGATATTTTACGTGCAAACTACATTCACAATTCCGAAGCTGGAGGAGCAGGATATCATTATTATGCACCCTATAATACGTTCACTGGAATGTGTGGTGCTATTTTGGTTTCCGCTTTTGCCAAAAGTTCTATTATTGGCATTCATCTTCGTGGCATCTCTGGTACTCCCAGTGGCAAAGCTTTGACTGTCACTCGTCAAGAGATTCTTGATACTGTGAATGAGTGCAATGACTGGATTGGGACCATGCCATCCCATGTGAATGGTACTTTTCCCACTACCCGTTATGAGAAGCAAGTGGTATCTACTCAAGATATTCATCCAAAGTCTCCCATCAATTTCTTGGAGCATGATAAATGCAATGTTGAATATCTTGGCCAGACACCCGGGAGGGTTTCACATACCAAGAGTGAAGTGATTAAGACTCCCATTTCTGACCTTGTTGAGGAAGAAACTGGAGTCCCCAACAAACATGGTCCACCTGCTTTCCATTCATGGAAAATGTGGCAGGAATCTTTGAAACATTCTGCAAACCCAGGGCCTGGCGTAGAACCGACACTCATTGATCGAGCAGTTGTTGATTACACCAATGGTTTGATCGAAAAACTCCAATCTCCAGATTTTGCCGATTGGGTGAGAGATGAATTGAAGCCTCTCAACGAGATGGAAACTCTTTGTGGTGTTGATGGAAAGCGTTTCATTGATCCTATGAAGAAAGGAACGTCAAAAGGTTTCCCTCTTACTGGTGAAAAGCGAGAATGGATTTATCTCTTGAACCCTGAGGATTATCCTGACCACGAGTGTCCTGCTGAGTGTGATGCTCGCATCATGGAAGAATTTGAAAAGATGCGTGCGATGCTTTTGCGTGGGGAACGTTGTTATGCTATATTTAAAGCATGTGTTAAGGATGAACCTACAAAAATTGGAAAGGATAAAGTGCGTGTATTTCAAGCGGCTGATTGGGCATTTCAAATGCTGGTACGTATGTATTTCCTGCCCATCGCTCGGATCTTTTCAATGTTTCCTATTGATTCTGAGTGTGCTGTTGGTGTGAATGCAATGGGCCCTGAGTGGGACATTCTAGCCAAACATATGCGAAAGTTTGGAGAAGATAGGATTTTAGCCGGAGACTACAGCAAATATGATCTTCGCATGCCTGCATCTCTCATTATTGCCGCTTTCAAAGTTCTGATCAGAGTTGGAGAGGAATGTGGTCAATACACTTCTGATGATATTATGATTATGCGAGGTATTTGTACTGAGATTGCATTTTCTTGCGTTGCGTATAATGGTGATATTATTATTCACAGAGGATCAAATCCTTCTGGACAGAATCTCACCGTGTATGTCAACTGCATTGTCAACTCTCTTTTGCTTCGCTGTGCTTATTATCATATGTATCCCGCTGAGGAAGGAAACCCTGAACCATTCCGCCGTAATTGTGCTGTGATGACTTATGGTGATGACGTAAAGGGTTCGGTTCGAAAAGGATGCGACTGGTTCAATCACATTTCCTATGCCGATTTCCTTGCTAGGCGTGGAATGGTCTTTACTATGCCCGACAAGGAATCAAAGCCCACTCCTTACATGAATGATGATGATGCAGATTTTCTGAAGCGTCATAATTTGTTCAGTGAGGACACTGGATTCATTCATGGTGTGTTGGATGAATCATCCATTTTCAAATCTTTACACACCGTATTGAAATCTAAGTCTGTTTCAGCTTATGATCAATCTGCCAGCAATATTGATGGAGCACTCCGTGAATGGTGGCAATATGGTCGTGACATGTATGAAAAGCGTCGTGCTCAAATGACACGTGTTGCCCAACGTGCCGGCATTTCTCATATGTGCAATGAGTTGGAAAGGACTTATGATGATCGCCTTGCAATATTTAAGGAGAAATACGAATCTGCTTAAATATTGCATTTGGTCTTGGGATGACATTAAACTCATCCAAACTCCGGAACCATCCGTAGTATAAGTTTAAAATGGTTGTGTTGTATTGGATACCATATGTGTTGAATTTTTGATGTTATTTTGTTCATATATAGGCTTGCATCACATAGACATTCTCCCGGTGGGAATACCTGTTTTTACAGGAGGTCTCGTCAACCACACAAATATCATGCGGAAAGTGCTTTGAGTAGAGCACTTATCCTAAGTTCATAAAATTACTTACTACACTTAATACTAATACCAAAATTGAAGCGGAAGGAGGCTCCGCATACCAAGTCTCCAAAACCCCTCGCGATTCGAAGGCGCAGACAGTCAACTTTGTCGACGGCGATACGCCTTGGTCGTATGATATTGTCGCAACTCCTGACGCGACGACCAAGCTCTCTGGATTCTCTGATGCCGAACTCGGTGACTTCCTTAGTCGACCTATCAAGATCAAGGAATATCAGTGGACGCCTGGATCTTCTCTGTCAGTTACGCGTTTCAGTCCGTGGACGGAATTTTTTAGTAATGCTGATGTTCTTGATAAAATTAATCGTTATCGTAACTTGCGCTGCAATTTGCGCCTAAAGGTTCTCGTTAACGGAAACAGTTTTTATTATGGACGTGCATTGCTGACATACAATCCGTACATTGCCGCTGATCAAGTGACTGTCAATCGTGCATTTATTGCTCAAGATTTGATTCAAGCGTCTCAGAAGCCACATTTGTTGTTAGATCCTACGACTTCACAAGGTGGTGAGATGTTGCTGCCATTTATTTGGCCTGAGAATTATTTGGACATTACAGTGGCAGGATGGGAAGACAATATGGGAGAAATCGACATTCATGATTTTGATGTGCTCCAACATGCAAATGGAGGAACTGATCCTATTTCAGTTACTATATTTTGTTGGGCAGAAAATCTGACATTGTCGGTTCCTACTACCAATCAGGCCCAATCCAAGGTTGAGATACCAGATTTGGATGAATATGGTTTCCCAAAATACAAGTGTGTTAGAAAACCACCTTTACATCCGAATTCGCAATTCTTAACTAAGGACAAGCGGTGTGACACTATCTCATCTGGGCTAAGTTCTCTTTCCGAAAAGAGTAGGTACAGTGAGCAGGGTCACATTACAGATGCTGAATTGGATGAATTTGGTTTTCCCTTGTATTACCATGAACAAGCTGGCGATAAAGGCAAGTCCAAAGCTCCTATGAAGGCCAACAATTATTCTCGAAATGATGAATTTGAGAAGGATGGTCTGATTAGTAAACCTGCTTCTGCTATTGCTAAAGCAGCTGACGCTTTGTCCATGATTCCTGTATTAGCACCATATGCCAAGGCTACTTCCATGGTATCCACACGCATTGGTGACATTGCAAAGTTGTTTGGATATTCAAGACCACAAATCTTGGATGACTGTAAACCTTTTGTTCCACGATATTTGGGAAATCTGTCAAATTCTGATGCCCCAGAACCTCTAGTGAAATTGTCTCTGGATTCTAAAAATGAGTTATCTATTGATACCCGTGTGATGGGATTAGGTGGTGAGGATGAACTAACCATAAATTCTATCTGTCAAAGATGGTCATATTGGCGTTCATTTGATTGGCCAGAAACTGCGGTGACTGACACCATGCTTACATCTATGGTTGTAGCCCCTCTGTACGGTGATACTGTTGTTGCCGCACCGGTTACGGAAATTCACAGCACAGCTTTAGCATTTGGCGCCACACCATTCGATGCTTGGCAAGGGACTATCAAGTTCAGATTCAATGTTGTATGCTCAGAGTATCATCGAGGTCGTCTCAGAATTGTTTACAATCCTGTTACTAGTCCAGCTGGTGCTATTCCCTTCAATCAGACCTATTCTACTATTATTGACATTTCCGAGAATAGAGATTTTGAATATGAAGTGAAATGGGCAGATATTCGTGCTTGGGCAAACAATATGGGAATCAGTGCAATCCCTTCAGCCACGATGTATGATGATGTTAATCCAGTTGTTGCTGGTGGTACTATAGATAATGGTTCGATTTCAGTGTATGTTGTGAACGAACTTGCTACACCGTCAACCACTGCTGCAGATGTTAAGATTCAGGTATGGGTTGCTGCTGGAGATGATTTCGCAGTGGCCGTTCCTACTACCAAAAATCTTGCTCTGCTTTCTGTACATCAACAACAATCTGAGGAAGCACCTGATGCCTTGGCTACCACTATGGATAATTCTAATTCTCCCACATGTTCTGATGAAATTCCTACCTTTGCAGCTGGTGAAGGTATTAAGGAAGACAATCAGTATTTGGTTTATCAGGGAGAGCGGATTGTGTCATTTCGTGAACTGTTGAGACGTTATCAGTATTTCAATTCATATTGGCCTGCTGATGAAGGTACTTCGAATGTGATGCGTATGGTAAGTTATAATCTTCAAGATTTCCCATATTACCGAGGATGGGAACCTGGTGGTGAGGATGCAGGTATAGATTCTACTGCAGGAACATCAGATTATAATTTCTGTACTATGACGCTAATCAATTATCTAACGCCTGCATTTGCATGTAGGCGTGGAGGAATGAGGCATAAGTACGTATTGAATCAACTGGGTGCATCGGCACGTGCTGTATCTATGGGCGTTTCTCGACATAATCTTATTGGTTCCTCAAATTTCATTTCAACACATCCTATTGACAATGCTCTATTAGGAGATAGGAGAAAAGAAATTCAGGAAACTGAGAAGAATAGTTTGGGAGGAAGTCATGCAACAGCATGCTTAGTGCAACCTGTACTTGAATTTGAAACACCGTACTATACCTATGGTCAACGTTTTGAACCAGGTCGACAAACCAATCGTTACGCAGCTTTTTTGCCACATGCTCACGATTTGCACGTGGATGTTCCTGAGAATACTGCTAGCGCAGATTATAGGATCGATCGATATGTTTCAGTGGCAGAAGATTTCCAGTTAGGTTTGTTTACTGGAGCTCCCATTGTTTACAACTATATGGATCCTACTGCAGCTTAAAGAATTGATGGGTCAGATTCATAAACTGTTACATAATTCATATATAAAAGTCTTATCTGAAGACTTCAAATTCAGATCGTAAGAGTCTCTAGACAACGAGACAGAATACTCTTCGGCGACCGAAGGGGGGCATGGAATTGCTCGTTCCATACC